AGAGTGATACCACGAAGGTCTTGAAGGTCAATATCGGCGAAAAGACCTACAGCGTCCCGCTTTCGGGCTCGTTGTCAATCAAAGAAATGCGGGCAATGAGCAAAGGCGACGAAGACGGGTTCGACTTTTTTGCAAAGTATATCCCGGCAAAGGTTCTGGAAAGCCTGACCATGGATGAGTTCAAGGCGCTGACTGACGCGTGGCGGACGGCATCCGCAGGCGGTACGGATTCTGACCTGGGGGAATGATCGGCCTCGCTGAGTTCATCGGCGAACACCGCGGGGCGGTCGAACGCGACCTGCTCGGAACTGGATACACTTTGGATGACGTGGGGGCGTCTCTTTCGTGGGATGCCCTCAAGTCTTTTTTGTCGTACACCACGCCGGAAAGTGCGTTGTACCGCGAACTGCATCCGGAGCTGTCTGAGTGGTCAATAACCTTGAAGACGAATGTAATACTTGCGGACATTTACGACCAGCTGTCGATTACGAATGCATTGCTGAGAACACTGCTCAGTCATAAGCAACAAAGACAGCCTAAGCCGTATAAACGTCCGTGGGTAAAGAATGGGAATATCAGGAAAATGGGTAAGAAACCGCTCGGTTCCGTCGAGGAAATGCGGGCGTGGATACGCCAAAGGCGGGTGACTAAGTAATGGCGTTTGAAGTTGCAACCGCAACAGTGACTATCGTGCCCACAATGAAGGGCGCACAGGAAAAAATCCAAGAGGGTCTTGGTGCTGAAAAGGCAGGCAAACAGGCAGGCGAAAAGACAGGCAGTGGTCTGGTCGGCACCTTGAAAAAGGTCGTGGCTGCAGCTGCTATCGGCGACTTTGTGAAGACAAGCCTGAGCGCGGGCGCTGACCTTCAGCAGTCTTTCGGCGGTCTGGATACCATCTATGGCGATTCCGCCGATGCGATGAAGCAGTACGCACAGCAGGCTTACCAGATGGGTCTTTCGGCGAATGATTACGCCGAGACTGCGGTCGGCATGGGCGCGGCCCTGAAGGCTGCATTCGGCGGCGATACCGAAAAGGCAATGGAAGCGGCGAATACCGCCATCGGCGATATGACAGATAATGCCGCCAAGATGGGCACGCCGATTGAAAGTATCCAGAATGCTTACGCCGGTTTTGCGAAAGGCCAGTTCAACATGCTGGACAACCTCCGGCTCGGTTACGGCGGCACGAAGTCCGAAATGGAGCGCCTGCTTGCCGATGCTCAGAAGATATCCGGCGTAGAATACAACATCGACAACCTCGGCGACGTCTACGACGCAATCCACGTTATCCAGGGCGAGCTCGGCCTGACCGGCGTTGCGGCAGAGGAAGGTGCTACCACGTTCTCCGGCTCATTCAGCTCGATGCAGGCGGCTGCAACCAACTTCCTTGCGGCGCTTACGCTGGGTGATGGAGTTGACACGGCATTCCGGCAGATGGTCAGTTCAGCTGAGACATTCTTAATCGGTAACCTCCTGCCGATGGTCAGCAACATGCTTCAACAGCTTCCGGGCCTGCTTGCTCAGATACCCGGATACCTTGCGGAGCTTATCCCGCAGTTAATCCCGATGGCGGGCGAGCTGATTGCCGGGCTGGTCACCGGACTGGTCGAGGGAATACCCACGTTCATGTCCGGGCTCGGCACGCTGTTCGAATCCGCATGGGACGCCGTGCAGAACATCGACTGGGCGGCAGTGGGTCAATTCTGCGTGGACGCCCTGGTCAGCGCGTGGAACGGCCTGATTGAGGGCGCCGGATCTATTTGGGAGTCCGTCAAGACGGTCTTCGGAGAGGCGCTTGAGACGGTGCCGATTCTTAGTGATGCGTGGGATGCAATCGTGACCACGGCAGAGAGCCTGTGGGCTACGGTCACCGGCGTGTTCACCGGCGAGATTTCCGTGGTGGATATCCTGACGGGTGCGTGGGATGCAATCACCGGCATTGCCGAAAACCTGTGGAATCAGGTCGTGGCGTTCTTCACCGGCGGCATCAGCACGGAAGCAATCGACAGTACGGCGTGGGATGCCATCACGGGCATTGCGGAAGGCATCTGGGCGAACGTGACCACGGTCTTCGAGACCGCCATCAGCGTTGTCGGCATCATTACGGATGCGTGGAACGGCATCGTAGACATTGCGACCGGCTTCTTCAACGATGTGGTCGGCGTGTTCACGGGTGAGGTCAGCGTATCCGAAATTGCCACGTCCGCATGGGACACCCTGACAGGCGTTGCGGAAACCTATTGGAACGCCGCAAAGGCAATCTTTGAAACTGTCGGCCCTGCGGCGGCATCTGTGGTCACAACAGCGTGGGATACCCTGAAGAGCACCGCCAGAACCGTATGGAACGGCGCGAAGGCGATCTTTTCCGGCGTGGCGCCGAAGGCAAAGGCGGTCGCCACCGGTGCATGGGACGCGCTTTCAACTACAGCGCAAAGCGTTTGGGATGGTGCGAAGTCAATCTTTGAAACCGTCGGTCCTTCCGTGGCGGCAATCAGCACAAAGGCATGGGATGCGCTTTCGACCACCGCTTCCAGTATTTGGGATAACGTCAAGGGTATTTTCGGCGAAATCGAAATTGAATGGCCTGACTTCGGTGAGCTTGCATCCGGCGCATTTGAAGGCTTGAAGAACGCCGCCAAGAGCGCGTGGGACTGGGTCAAAGGCTTATTCGGCGGCGGCAAAGATGATGAGACCGTTCAGGCGGTTGAAGGTTCCACCGCTGAGATGGAGGCGGCACTAGCCCAGTGCAATCTTGTCGTGGCCGATGTGGACACCTCATCCATTGACACTGCCAATACTCAGGTAGAGACAACGACAGGCAACTGGGAAACCAGAATGAGCGGACTGAGCCTCGCTCTGCCGACAATAAGCACAGTGTCTCTGATTTCGGCATCATCTTCCATTTACAACACCATAGCTGCATGGCAGTCTGCGATGAGCTTCAGCTGGACTATCCCGACACCGCACGGCTCCCTGCCGACCATCTCGGTCAGCATGAGAAGCGCCAGCAGTTCGGACGGCAAGACCACGGTCAGCTATCCTGAATTTTCCGTGGGCACCAGATGGTACGCACAGGGCGGTATCTTCAAACAGCCTACCGTCATTGGTGTTGGTGAAGCGGGCGCTGAGGCGGCCCTGCCCCTGGATCAGTTCTGGCGTAGGTTGGATACGGAATTTGCCAACAGCGGCTCCGGAGCTACCATCAATAACTACATCGAAATCAACGGCGCAACTGATCCGGTTGCTTATGCGGATGAGCTGGCGCGTGAGCTGCAGCAGCAGCTGAAGAGGTCTTAAGGATGGCATACGTTACGAAAAAGCCGACGGGCCTGAAAATCACACGAAGCGGCACTGAGTTCACGTTTTCCTGGAACATCCGTGACAACGACCACGGTGCCGGTCAGAAATTTGAATACAAACGATGGAAGAAGGACAAGTGGCACAACGTAGCCGTCACGCCGAAACAGACTTCCGTGAAGCTGAACATCGGACTGGCGAACGCGAAGCAGATATCCTTCCGGGTGCGCGGCAAGCGGTCGGCGTTCACCAAGGACAAGAAGACCACAACGCCGGAAATGTCCAAATGGGCAGAAAAGATTGACGGGTGGGTGGCGGCTAAGCCGTCATCGCCCAGGATCTCCTATACGATGTCTAGTCCGAACGAGGGCGTGTTCCATGTCGAGTATGACGCGGACGCCAAGGGCAAGAAGGTCGCACTGTATGTGCAGTGGCAAACGTGCACGTCGAAGAACAACACGAACCCGCCGAAGAGTGGTTGGTCTGCTATCGGTCAGCAGTCCGGGACGGCAGATGTCAGCCGTGACCTGACATACACGGAACAGACCGAGGATATCTCGGCAACGGGCGTTGTGCGGTGGGTACGTGTGAGAGCGCAGGGTAACGGCGGCACGACCGACTGGAAGTACGCCCGCCACGCCTACAGTACGCCAATCACGCCGGCGCTTAAGTCAGCAAGCGGAAAGCGCGTGCCGAGCAAGAACGACACCACCATCACGGCAACGTGGACAACCGAGAGCACATTGCTCAGGCCGGTGGATGAGGAAACCGTCCAGTATATGATCGGCATCCCGGACGCGTACGCCTGCAACCCGCCCGCCGGTGGTTCGTGGACTGACGCAATCACAGTCGACCCGTCAGGCAAGAAGGATACCGTCACGGCATACGTCAGCGACATAACCGCCAGCACGGACGAGTGTATGTGGGTCAGGATCCGCGCCACGCACGACGAACGGAACCAGTATTCCACCGTCAAGCGCGTCATCACTTCGAAGCTTGCGAAGCCCGGCATATCCGCCACGGTCGACTTCACCACGGGTCTTGTGACCTACACCATCACGGTCAACACGCGGTGTGCGGTCGCAAGGCATCTGCTGTTCTGGCGTGACCCGGCAAAGCCGAATGTGAATATCCCGCTGGCGGTGCTCGGCAACGCAACTACCAGCGGCTCCATCGTGGTTCCTGGCCTGATCGGTGCGACTTCGTCCTGCATTGGCGTCTACGAATTTGTCGGGACGAACAACGGACTGACGGTCAACGCCATCATGACATCGGATGTTGCGACAGATTCCGATGCAAACGTGGTTGAACCTGATGCGCCGGTTCTTGAACAGCTCGGTAATGATGCGGTGTCGGTCGGCTTCACATGGAAGTGGAGTATGGCGACGTCGCTTGATATCTCATATTCCGACAATCAGTACGCGTGGGAGAGCAACAAGCAGCCGACCATCTACAACATGGAGCGGGCCGGCCTGACCAGATGGATCATTCAGGACATCGATGTCGGCAAGCTGTGGTACTTCAGACTGAGGTACCGCGGACTGCAGGATAATGAAGAGGTGGTTTCCGACTGGTCGGATTCGGCGACTATCGACCTTGCGACCACGCCGGAGACACCGACCTTGGTTCTCAATCGCGGTTTCTGTCTGCCCGGCGGCGTCATCTCTGCATCCTGGAATTATGTGAACGATGACGAAAGCCCGCAGGATTCCGCTCAGGTCTGCTTCGCTACGGTCGCAGATGACGAAGTGACCTACGGCGATCCGATTGCGCACGCCGGAGCTGAACAGAACGTGTCTGTCAGCTTTGCGGATGCTACGGTCGGCACGACCTATTATCTGGCGGTGCGGGTACGCGCAGCTTCCGGGCAGGAATCGGAGTGGTCTGCCCCGGTGGCGGTGTACGTTCCTGCCGCGCCTACTGTGGCAATCGGCGGCACGTTCCTGACTGATGGAGTGCTTAGTTCTCTTGACGGCACGCTTCAGCTGAGCCTGTCAACGGATAATGCGCCCGGCAGATATTCGGTCAGCATCGTGCGGGCATGGGACTACCACATCGACAGACCAGACGACAGCGTTCTGGACGGATTCGAGGGCGAAACCATCTGGACGCAGAGCGCCTACCATGAGGGCGGCGCGGCTACGGTCAGCTATACGGTCGCGCTGGAAGACCTTGTCGGCGCACTCGATGACGGCGCGGGATACACCATCATTGCCACGGTATCCGATGACCTCGGTCAGGTCGCAACCGCCAGCACGGACTTCACCATTGCGTGGGATACTCAGCCGACCATGCCCAAGGTGGCGGTTAATGTCGACACCTTCGCGGACATCGCGCTGATTACGGTCGCGAACGATGACGCGAACACGACAGATACCTTCGATGTCTACAGATTGTCTGCTGACCAGCCGGAGCTCATCCTTAGAGATTGCCAGTTCGGCGTAACCTATGTTGACCCGTACCCGGCGCTGGGTAAGTACGGCGGGCATCGAATCGTAGAGAAGAGCAAGTACGGCGATTACATTACTTCCGACAACACGCTTTCGTGGGTTGATGTCGGGGAGGATGACGGCGACTTTCTTGATGACCTGTCAATGATCATTGACGCGGACGGGATGCAGATACGGCTTCCGTACAACATCGAGCTGTCCCACAGGTGGAGCAAGGACTTCCAGCGGACTTCGTATCTGGGCGGCTCGGTGCAGGGTGATTGGAACCCGGCGGTGCTTAGGGATATGACGGCGAAAACCGTTATCGTCAAGAACATGGATGATGCCGAATATACCGCCATGCGTGACCTTGCGTCATACGCGGGCCCGGCCCACATCAGGACGCCGGACGGAAGCTCCTTCGCCTGTGATATCCAGATTGCGGAAGATGCCAAGTATTCCGACAGGAAGGTTTCTTACAGCCTGACCATCAAGGCAATCGACCCGCAGGAGCCGGAAGGCATGACGCTTGCGGAATGGAACGCGATTCATCCAGAGGAATAAGTAATGGATTGGAATGCAGGTTTCACAGCAACATATGAGTTACGACAGGTTGACCCGATATCTTTTCAGGATACCGGGTCTTTCCTTTTGATTTCTGGGAGCATCTCGAAAAGCGGCACCGGCCTGATGGAGTCCGCAGACCTGACCCTTCCGGAGTCTCCGGGGGAATGCATCCTGCGGGTGTATCTGCGGGCGCGGCAGGGCGAAAGTGGCGAACGTGTGCCGCTGTTTACAGGCCTTGCTTCAGCTCCGCAGAGGTCGCTTCAGGGCAACAAGGTCACGTACAAGGTGGCGTGCTATTCGGTGCTTAAACCGGTCGACGATATCCTGACGCCCAGAGGCTTCTTCGTGGCTGCGGGCGTCCAGGGAGCTGCCGCCGCTGCCGAGCTGCTGGGTCTCGGGCCCGCGCCTATTCTGTATGGTACTTCGCCGGCGCTGACCGAGGCCATCATTTCCGAAGACAAAGACACCTATTTGTCTATGGCTCGGCACGTGCTTGACTCCATCGGATGGCGTATCCGTATTGACGGCAGCGGGACGATCAACCTGGTACCGCGTGCCGAAGAAGAGGCCGCCCAGTTTGACGACAACGAGAACGACTGCGTGGAGGTCAACATCACGGATACGGCAGACTGGTACAGCGCACCCAACTGCCTGCGGGTGACAAGCGGCAAGGAGTGCGTGGAGGTTCGGGACGATGACCCGGAAAGTCAGCTGTCGACCGTATCGCGGCAGGCCATGCGCGGCGGGACGGGTGAGATTTGGGCATCGGAAAGCGCTTCGTCCATCGGAGATGATGAGACACTGCAGTCATATGCCGAACGAAGGCTTAAGGAGCTTCAGGGCCCGGCGCGGAAAATCAGTTATACCCGGCGCTACCGCCCGGAGGTTACCGTCGGCGATAAGGTACGCCTGCACCTGCCGGGGCATGGTATCGACGATGTCTTCACGGTAAACAGTCAGAAGGTTCAGCTTGGTTACGGCGCAAAGGTTTCCGAGGAGGTGACGAAGTGACGGATGCGGTGCGCGAGCTGTTTGAGATGCTCGCGAAGAAGGAAAAGAGCGGGTCGGACTACACGGGCAGAGTTACCCGCGTGGAAGGCGGGACGGCCTACGTGCAGTTTGATGGTTCGGATATCCCGAACACGCCAGTGGCGCTCTCGATCGGCGCGAAGGCGGGGGATGAGGTCAGGATCCGCGTTGCAGACGGCAAGGCGTGGATAGTCGGCAACGACACCAACCCGCCCACGGATGACAGCACGGCTCAGGAAGTCGCCGAGGAAATGGTCGATATGCGGACAAGGGTCACGGGTTTACAGGGCCAGTACACCGAAATCCAGCGCACTGCTGACAACATCTCGACCATCGTGAGTGACGGCGACAAGCTGGTGTCGGTCATCAACCAGTCTGCGGGCGAGGTGCTCATTCAGGCGGAGAAGATTAATCTGGATGGGTACACGAAGATATCCGAAGGTGAAATCGGCGGATTCAAGACCATCAAGGGTGACAGCGGATGCGCGGCGAAAACGACCGCAAACGGCGGTCACGCCTACCCGACATCGTTCTACAAACAGATGGACGACGGAACATACGAATATGAAGTCGGCATGAAGGGCGACAGCGGCGACCCGGGCTACGTGAACTTCTATGTTAAGCGCATGACGGCGGGTGGCGCGTGGTCTTCGGCTTCCGACGTGTTCTACGTGAAAAACTCAGGCAAGCTATATGCGGAGAATGCAGACATTACCGGTAAGATTACAGCGACAAGTGGATCGTTTAAGGGCAGTATTGACGCTAGTGCCTTCAAAGCCACGTATTCAAATTCGAACCTCACTATGACGGCGCAGCTAACCGGCGGTGGTTTGTACATAGAATCAAACGTGATTAGCCCGTCTACAAAAAGATATTTGTTGCTTGACCCTTCAACCACGATTTGGCGAAACACCACGACCGACACCGGTCCGTGTGCATATGTGACTAGCCGCGGCTTTGCTATCAGCGACAACGGAGTTAAGGGGGATGGGTATGCCAGGGTCAATATTCTGGCGACGGAAATCTCCCAGTATGATGCTTCCGGCAACCACGGGACGCGCATCCACAGTGCAAATGTCGACGTGGGCAACTCGACTACAAACGGTCGAACTGGAAGGCTTACGTCAAGCGATGCCGGAAATATCGGAATATATGATGTTGACGAGGAAGAGTACATCATCTATTCAAGCTCAAGCCATGCCGTGTTTATCCCGCATCCGACGACACTGGAGAGCGTGGCGACCTATAACGGCTTCCAAAAACCCGTTGGCTCATATGATACTGACGGTCGGCGTGTGGCTTATGTTTCGGCGAGGGTTGATGGCTCCAACTATCAGTTTAGAGTATCCGGTCAGTGGGGTGCGACAGGCAGTAACTATTCGGTCAAGACCATCTGGTCATCTTCAACTTCTGATGTCCGCCTGAAAAAGCATATCAAAGACACGGATGTAAACGGACTTGACGCCGTGAACCGCATGCGGCTGCGGCAGTTCGACTGGCGGCGGGACGGGAAGCACCAGGGCATCGGTTTTGTTGCGGACGAACTGGAAGCTATCGACCCTGACCTTGCCCTCGGCGGCGGATACGACGAAGACGGCAATATGGACGAGAAACAGGTCAACACGTACATGGTCGTTGCTTATCTGACCAAAGCGGTGCAGGAGCTGTCCGCAAAGGTCGAGGAACTCGAGAACAAACTTAGCGCTATGGAGGATAAAAACCATGGTCACAGTTAACATCACAGTCACGGATGACGCCGTCCAGCCCGAAATCTACCTCGGTCGGCAGGGCGAAAAACAGGCGCGGGAAATCGTGTTTGATTTGAGCGCCCTGCGAGAGAAGTACGGGGCCGGCACGGCGACGCTCTACCATCAGCGGGCGAAAGACCCTGCGCCGTATCTGATAGCCGAAACCACCGGCACGACCCTGACGTGGACTGTGTCGGAAACGGATACGGTCTATGCGGGTATCGGCTATTGCGAGTTCAGGTACACGTTCGGGACGGAAGGGCTGTCGAAGTCAACCATGTTCGCCACGAACGTCAAGGCAAGCCTGTCCGGCGATGTCATCATCCCCGCAGCTCTTCAGGCATGGTACGACGCCCTGATCGACTACATCGACGCCCACAGCGGCGGCTCGGTCGACCCGGAAGATATCGCGGCGGCTATCGAGGATTACTTTGCGGAGCATCCCATCAACGAGACTGACCCGACCGTGCCCAGCTGGGCCAAGGCAAGCACCAAGCCGACCTACACGGCGGCAGAGGTTGGCGCGTTGCCTGATGATACGACATACGTGTCGAGTGTGAACGGCAGGACGGGAGCGGTGACCGGACTGGAACCTGTGACCACGGTGGTCAACAAGACGGCGAGTGATACGGCTCAGACCCTTGCGGCGAACACGTTCTATATCTGGCCTGAGATGAGTGCGCTGACCATCACCTGCCCCGCAACGGGCGGGCCGTATGCGTTTCGATTCACGAGCGGCGCGACCGCGACCACGCTGAGTATGACCGGCATCACGATGCCGGATGATTTCAGCGTGGAAGCGAACAAGGTCTATGAGGTCAATGTGTATCAGGGGTGTGGATTGGCGGTGAGCTGGTCATGATGATGCGCAGGAGAGCGATGATGGCGGCAAACCAAAGGCCGTACGGATGGCTGTATCGCTTTGATGGCTCCCTCGCCTCATCCGGCACAAAGGACTTCGGCTTCGCCGGCGTGGAGAATTACGTGTCAGGCTTTGACGGAAGCGCATATTACCACGAAGTCAATCCAGAGGGAGGGACCGCCGCGACAAGCGACAGACTTGGCATAAAAGCCGCGCCGTCAATTTTGCCAGACATGAGTGGCGACTGGACAATCGCCATGTGGCACAAGAGCCTGTCCGAAAAGAGAGGGCATCTTTTCGCCGCCACGCAATACTACGGTTCCGGCGATTTCACGACCTACGGCAACCCGCTGAACGTTAAGTCTGGGTGGACAGTTACCACATCTGCGGCGTCCAAAGCGATTGTCGGAATACAGCTTGGCTACATCTCACAGAAACTCAACGTGAGGATTACCACGGACGGCGCGACCAATAAGGGCAGGACGTATGTCTGCGCGCCGCCAAGTTCGTTTTCGTCCCTTACTTTCCACCATTACGCCATCACGCACAGTCAGACCGCCAACAAGATTTATGTCTTCGTTGATGGTGAAAAGATTTTCGACCTGACAGCAAACGGCACTATTGCCTTCGGGCGCAATGTCGGCGTTGGTAACTATTTCGGGACAACAAGCGCCGCGCAGGACGATTTAACCGCTACAAGTTTCAGCGATATCGTTGATGACCTGTATATAAGCGACCAGACCTGCAAATGGACATCTGATTTTGATCCGTATGCGATTTCCTACTAAGGAGGAACCAATGACCTACTATGTTAAACTCACAGACGGGCGGATTATCTATGCGCCCAAGAAACTTATCATCGACGGCGCGACGGTCTACAACCCTACCGCCGCCATGCTCACGGCTCAGGGCTGGAAGCCTCTCAGAGTTGAGGACGCGCCTGCCGTGGAGGACGGCTACCACCTGGAGCCGGTCTACAGCGAGACCGAGACCGAGGTGGTGCAGGGGTGGTCTGTCGTTGAGGACGGGCCGGTAGAGCCGTCAATTGAAGAACGCCTGCAGATGCAGGAGGACGCACTTGTTGAACTTGCCGATTTGATCGCGGAGGTGATGGCGTAATGGTTGCAATCTATGTAAGACGAATCAAGGCGGGCCTGATGACGCTTGAGGACGTGCCGGAGCGGTGGCGGGAAAAGGTCAGACAGGCGCTGGAGGACAACTAAATGGAGACCATCATTGCATCCTTAGTTTCCGGCATCGTGGCTATTGTCGTGTGCGTCATCAACAGCCGCGCCCAGATGCGTGACCTTGCGCACAAGCTGGAACTGTCACAGGCCGTGACCGATACAAAATTAGAGGAGCTGACGCGGGAAGTCCGCACCCATAATAATTATGGGGAGCGGCTCATCAGTCTGGAAGAAAGAGTTAAGAACCTTGAGAAAGGGGATGACGGTAGATGAGTAATAAAACCTACGACACGCTGAAGTTAATTGCCCTTATTTTAACGCCGGTGCTTGCTTTCCTCGCATCCGTGGCGAACATCTGGAATATTCCGTATTCCGAACAGATCGTCGCCACCCTGACCGGCATTGATACGCTGGTTGGGGCTATCGTGGTAGCGCTCAAGACCGCGTACGACAAGAAGGGCGGTGACGCTGATGTCACTGAAGATTAACAAAAACTTCATTCACGTCAACCACACCCTGCTGAAGCGCAACAAGTCGGATATCAAGTATATCGTCATCCATTACGTGGGCGCGCTGGGTGATGCAAAGGCGAACGCCGAATATTATGGTTCGACCTATGTCGGAGCCTCTGCGGACTTCTTCGTTGGTCACGGCGGCGATATCTGGCAAGCCAATGACTACTATAATTATTATAGTTGGCATTGCGGCGGCGGGCTGCAGGGCACAGGCGGTCACAAGTTCTTCGGCATCTGCACCAACCAGAACAGCATCGGAATTGAGCTGTGCGTCAGGAAGCGCTCCACGAAGACCATGAACGCGACAGACCGTGACTGGTACTTCGAGGATGCCACGGTCGCGTCCGCAGCCCTGCTTGTCCGTCAGCTGATGCAGGAGCTGGACATTGACATTCACCATGTCATCCGGCACTACGATGTGAACGGCAAGATTTGCCCGAACCCGTTTGTAATGGATGAAAGCAAATGGGCGGCATTCAAGAAGCGCATTATGGGCACTATCCCAATCGAGAACCCAGCGCCGCACGGGATACCGAAGAACAAGGCAGACTTCATCGAGAAGGTCGCAAAGATTGCCACGGAGCTGTGGCCCGACCTGCAGATACTGCCGTCCGTGGTCATCGCGCAGTGTTGTCTCGAAACCGGGTATGGACTCGGCTCGGACGCGGTGGAGCTGGTGGAGCGGAACAACCTGCTCGGCATGAAGACAGACCTCATTAACTCCACGTGGTCGACCTTCTCAACCTGGAATGGCGAAAGCTTCGTCAAGGTCACGCCGGAAGTCATGAACGGGAAGACCATCTATATTAATGATAGTTTCCGTGTGTACCCGGACTACAGAACCTGCATTGAAGACTATATGCAGTTCCTGCGGAACGTGAAGAACGGAAGCGGGTATAAGTACAGGGTAGTTGTCGGCATGACCGATCCGGAACAGGTCATTACCGCCATCAGCAAGGGCGGGTATGCCACGGATCCGAGCTACATCACCAAGGTCATGAAGCTGATCCGAGAGAACGACCTGACCAAGTATGACCCGAAGCCGACCAAGAAGAAGGAAATGACCATTCCCGAAAAAGCCGTACAGTGGGCGCTGAAGACTGCCGCCGATGATACCCACGGCTACAACAACAGCAAAGGCCACCGCACCGGCAACCCGGATTACGCGTGTTCCTCCTTCGTGGCGGCGGCATACCGGGCGGCGGGCTTGACCTCCATTCCGGCGGATGCTTACACGGCTACCATGCGGAAACAGTTCCTTGCGGCAGGGTTTGAGGATGTGACCGACAAGGTCAACCTCAAGACCGGCAAGGGCATGGTTCCGGGCGATGTGGTACTCAACCCGGGCAAGCACGTGGAGATGGTGGCGAACAGCAAGCTGCAGCTGGTCGGTGCACGCGGTGAGGCCACCGGCGGCGCGGCGAATGGGAAGGCCGGAGACCAGGGCGGCGAAATTGCGGTCACGAACTGGTTCGACTTCGGGTGGAGGTTCTGCCTGCGGTATCCGACGAAGACCGAGCCGGTCAAGGTGACCTACATCGTGCAGGCCGGGCTCTACAAGGTCAAGGCCAACGCGGACAAGACGTTGCAACGCGTTAGAAGTGTTGTCCCGGATGCGTTCATTAAGAATGTCGGCACTCAGTACCGCGTGCAGGCGGGTGCGTATTCGGTGAGAGCCAACGCTGAAAAGAGGGTTGCCCAGCTGAAGGCGGCGGGCATTTCCGCGATCATAAAAACAGAGTAGACATGGCCGAATATGTCACGCCATATGACACGACCGCCCGCGATGTCCAGTAAATAAGGCATCCGTACGGGTTCGACTCCCGTCTACTCCATTTCAAGGGGATTCTCAGTAAATCTGGGAGTCCCCGTTTTTTATTGGAATTATGCGGCTTTGCGCATTACCACTTTTGGTTAAGAAATCACCATAGATGGTAGAAAAATACCGTTTCTGGTAATCTATATGACACGAAATATGTCACGGAATGGCCTGATTCATCTTATCCATCTGCCGCAATAATTCGTCCTGCATGGCGTTCTGGTAGACCGATTTCAAGACGGGACTGCCGGGCTTCCATCCGCCCATCTTCGCCACGTAGATATCCGCGATGCCGAGCGTGGCGGCTCTGGTTGCGTAGCAGTGCCGGAGCAGATGGAAGTTGAACGGCGGTATTCCCGCTTTGCTCACAGCCCGTCTAAAACGTGCGAGAAGAGCATTCGGCGTGCAGGTGATGAAGTTACCGTCTATGGCCTTCAGAACGCCCAGAACGGGCTCTGAGAGCTTCAGGACGCGGTATGAGTCTGCGGTCTTCGGTGTCTGCTTCACAACCCAGATGTTATTTTCATCGGCGACGACATCTTTGCTGATGGTCAGCAGGTCGCCGCTGAGGTCATCGGAGGTCAGGGCACATATTTCGCCACGGCGCAATCCGTAATAGTATGCAAGCATCAGCGCAATCCACAGTTCCGTGCCCTCGACGGACTTGATGAGCTTTTTCACGTCGGCATCCGCTGGAAGGTTATACTGCAATTTCTGCTTTACCGGCAGAGACACGTTAAAGGCCTTTCCGGGGCAGAACATCTTGCACGCGGACAGCAACAGGACATAGATATTCCGAACCGTTTTAGGGGCACGTGTGGCGCTCAGGGACGAGATCCAGAGCTGAACGCGTTCGGAGGTCAGGTCACGGATGTCCTCGGCGGCAATATCGTCAAAGGCTGTTCGCTGGGCCGTACGATACCCACGTATGGACGCGGGAGAGAGCACGGCGGTCTTGGCGGTGATGTAGCGCTCCACAGCATCCGATACGGTCATGGACTGACCGCGGGCCTTGCGCTCAACTGCCCACGCGGCAGCTGCGGCCTCGGCTTCGCGTTTGGTGGGAGCCGTGAAGGATTCGTATACAGGGCGCTTTTTGCCGTCACGCATGACGTAGTGCGAAAAGACCCGGCAGCGGTATGAGCCGGACGGGAGCTTGCGGGCGGTTGCCATGGGGTCACCTCCTAAAACTTGGCGCGGAGCTCGACTACCTTGCCGATGATGCGGACGGGGAGCCGCTCCACTTCTTCCTGTGTGTACGTGATGGGTTCATATGCCGGATTGGTGCTGATAAGCATGATGCCGCCTTCAAAGGTCTTGAGACGCTTCACGCACGCGTCCGATCCGTTCACGGTCGCCACGATCACCTCGCCGGGCTCTGCCGTTTCCTGCTTCCGAACAATAATGGTGTCGCCGTCGGAGATCTTCGGCTCCATGCTGTCACCGACCACGCGCAGCCCGAAATATTCGCCGGATCTGCTGAGGGCTTCCGGGATCTCTTCATAATCGACCACTTCGCCGGACGCTTCCAGTGGGATACCGGCGGCTACCCTGGAATAGACGGGGATGCGGACGGCCTGCGAAGTCTTCGGCGGTTCCCATCCCATGAGATACATTGGCGACACGTTCAGCGCCTTGGCGACAGCTGCTATCTTGTCCCGTCGCATATTAGCGATCATCCCATTTTCCCATTTCCTGACGGTGGACTTGCCAACGCCGATAAGGTCACCGAGTTCTTCGAGAGTCATTCCTTTTTGTTTTCGTAATGTCTTGATCTTTTCACCCATTTCCATAATACCTACCTCCTAAGGTCAATATATCATGAATGTGTCTTATTCGCAACATTGCAAATATGACATGATAAAAAAGTGTCTTTTATGACATATTTTGTATTGACACCGGGAACCCGCTGTGATACTCTGTAAGTGTCCTGAAGGACACGGGAAGGAGGTGAAATGGTGGACAGGTTCAAGTTGGAATATGAAATGAAGTCAAGAAACGTATCTATAGAAGAGTTGTGCGAAGCCATCGGTATGAGCCGCTCTGCGTTCTATCGCAAGACAAGGGGAGTGACTGATTTTACGCAGAGTGAAATACAGCAGATCATTGATTTTCTGCATCTCGACTCGCCTATGGGTATTTTTTTTGCGGAATGAGTGTCTTAAAAGACACTGGAAGGGAGGCGAACAATGTCCCGAAGACGGGGCGACATCATCTTTGCCGGGCCGACCGGGAAGCTGAACGTTCAGCAGATAGCCAAGGTCACCGGCATACCGCCGACAACGCTTTATCGGTGGAGGAAAGACCCGGACAGCATCAAGGCAGGGGAGCTGCGGTTGCTGTTCAAGGCGGTCAAATTGCCGCCGGAAAAAGTAATTGAGTTTTTCAAGTAAAATTTGAGTTTTTCGAGTGGGAAATGAGTTTTTCAAGTAGGAGGTGAACAGGTGGAGTACCACGAGAATGTGATTGAGTGGGTGACCGGGCAGGACAGAATAACACTCACTCTGCATCAGGCGAAGCACGTCAACAAGGTGCGGAAGCTGAAGGAAAACTTCCCGGACATGGTCGACATCACCGAAAACAAGGACGGTACGATCTACGCGACCATGCCGCTGTCGGCGCTGAGGCTGACCATTTCCGTCATGTCGGACAGTGAAGCCGCCAAGAGGTCGAGAGAGGCTTTCGCGGCGCGGAGACGGGGCGAAGCTGAATAGGCGGGTATTTCTTCACACAACCCGCCAGAACGCGAAAATGCATCAAAACACGCCGGGCATCGCCACGGTGTAGAAGCAAGGAAGGGGAGCACAAATGAAGAAGAGGGGCTTATTTTTCGGCGCGTTACTGATCGGAAGCATTACACAGACCATGGTCGACCTGATCGTATTAACCAAAATGGACATTATCGAGATCTACTTTATGTCCGTCATGGTCGGGATCCTGATCACGGTGGGGGTCGGAGCTCTGCTGGAAGAAGACAAGCCGAAGAAGAAAAGAAGCAGAATGGAAGTTAAGGAAACGCGCCTGCCGGTCATCCGGGAAGGCGTGCTGTATGAAGTTAGGAGGGAGCACGAAGCATGAGGGAGCTGACATTCCATCAGGCGGCTGATGCTGTCAGGGCAGGAAAAGACATCCTGCTGGCAACAAGGTTCACGAAGTCGCTCGTGAACACGGCGTTTTTCGATGCCGAACGATATTTCATCGATGAACCGGACACGGAACCGAAGAAGACCGGCGTGGAGCCCATCATCCCGTCATCCGAATACGACATCATCATGGAGAGCCGCCGGGCCGGTGAGACTTACGACCAGATCGGCGCGCGGTACGGATGCACCGGAGCTACGGTCAAAAATTACCTTGCCCGTGAAGGCAAGAAGAGAGCTGAAAAGGGGGAGTAAACAATGGCATTTGTTGAGGATAAGCAGGAGATCTGCGATCTGTTACTCGAGACGCTGAAGGCAACCAGGGGCGGGCAGGACATTGTAAACCTGATCTACGGTCGGATCACACAGTCGGAAGAGAACGTGATGGTTCTGTTCGCGAATGGAACGCATATCAACGTCAATGTGTCCATGGACAGCGGTCTGGGCATGATCCGGGACATTATGAAGAAGGTGTGAGTATGTACGGCTATTCATGGTCAGACCCAGCCGAAGAGGAGGAAATGGATAGGGAATACCTCGAGGAAGCGCGCACCATTCCGTATATCACCTGTGATGAGTGCGACTGCGTGCTCCGTGAGGGCGACACGTACTACACGATGGACTGGGGGAACATCTGTGAGGCGTGTTTTGAGGCATGGCTATTGGAAAACAAGAAGGAGGTGGAGTAATGAGCCCAGCGGTTGAAATCTGGAAGGAAATACCCGGCTACGAAGGGCTCTACGAAGTAAGTAATAAGGGACGCGTCAGGAGTCTTTACAGGTACAAGAAGCTCCTGAAGCCATCACCGATTACAAGCGGCTATCTGACGGTTGAGCTCTGGAAGGATAAACGGAGAAAGCGCATCGGCATTCATAGGCTTGTTGCCATGTGTTTTTGCCCGAACCCGGACTGCAAGCCGTTCGTAAACCATCTGGACGAAACCAGAGACAACAACAACGCCGATAACCTTGAATGGGTTACGCACGTTGAGAACTGCAACTACGGGACGGCGATACAGCGCCGACTCGCCCACACGGATTACTCAAAACGTCGCGTCAATACTGCCGCACAGATAGCTGCGTGCTCTAAGCCGATAGCTCAATATACAAAGAACGGTCAGTTTGTCAGGAATTGGAAAAGCGCTACGGAATGCTGTCGAGCAAACGGGTGGACGATTAGCAACGTGCGCAGGGCGGCAAGGGGCGAAATGAAGACGGCATACGGGTACATTTTCAAGGAGGTGATTTAATGTCGGTCGTGATCGGATGCATGGGAGAGTCCGGCTCCGGCAAGACTACCGCAATGCGGAATCTGCCGAAGAACCAGACATTCTACATCGACAGTGACAAGAAGGGGCTCAACTGGAAGGGATGGCGTGATGATTTCGCCAACCTGGAACACGAAAAGGTGAGCCCGGACAGGGGCTGCTACTACAAAACGGACAAGTTCGCCGTGGTCGCCAGCATCCTGAGGAAAATCAACGAAGAAGAGCAGTTCCGACATATCAAGTACGTGGTCATCGATACGCTCAACGGCATGATGGTAGCCGAAGAGATGGCAATCATGGCTATGCAGTCGGGAGACAAGAGGTCGGCGTGGTCAGATTTGGCCCAGAACGGGTGGAGCATCATCAATCAGGCGCTCGAAATGCGGGACGACCTGACGGTCATCATCCTGTGTCATTCGGAGACTATCTCTGACGATAACGGCATCATCCGCACCAGAATTAAGACCAACGGGCGCAAGCTCGAGAAGCTGGTGCTCGAGAGCAAGATGACCACGGTGGTCTGGGCGGTCAGACAGGATGGGAAGTATAAGTTCATTCTGAGTGCGGACGGGAGCACGTGCAAGGTTCCCATGAATGCCTTTGAAGAGAATGAATGCCCGAACGATATCATGATCGTGATTAAGGCGTTGGAGGAATATTAATGGCAAAGATCAGAAAGAGAATCGTGAACGGAAGACCAGTAACGACATATTGCGTCCAGTTTTCCAGCGCAAACATTCTTGAGGTGGAGATTGGGACAACCGGGTTCTGCGGCGGCGACACGGGGCACGGCGCCAGAACCTATTTTCGCTTAGAGGATCTTGGCGGGACAGACATTACCGCAAAGGAAATAGATGGCGGCGTCGTTATTGAGCTTGGCGGCGATACCGAAATTGATACTTTCATTTCCGCGCTTGAATACGCGGTGAATATTTTGAAGAACAAAGTCGGATACACAAAGGAGGAACAGTAATGAACTTACCGAGCTATGACAAATCCAAACGCAGATCAACCTTCCAGCAGCTTCCCAAGAACGCATATGTCATCCGCATCAAGGACGCCAAGCAGGACAAGTGGCCCTCGGGTGATGACGTGATCCGCATTGCCTTTGACATCGCCGAAGGCGAATACGCGGGATTCTATCAGAAAATCTTTGACGGAAGCTCCAACGAAGACAAGAAGTGGCCCATGGATGCCGTATTCAGCCTGAACGTGCCGCACGATGGGAGCCCGTCCTATGAATGGAGCAACTGGAACACCTTCTTTGCGGATCTCGAGGACAGCAACGGCGGCTTCGTCTTTTCCGGCGACCTGACAACCCTCCGCGGCAAGGTCATCGGCGGGAAGTTCCACAACCATCAGTCAAGGGGCAATGGCGGCACGGTCTATGACCACATTGTCATGAGGTGGAGCTGCCCGGCGGATGATGTCCGTGAGGGCAAGTTCGGCAACCTTCCGAAAGACAAGCTGCTTGAAGGGGGTGTGCCCAGCTCCGGAGACACCGGCTTCGTATCCGTGGAAGACGAAGGCGTGGTTCCGTTCTGATGGAACTCTTCGAGATGGATGACGCCCTGAAGTCATTCCGGATCCTGGTTGACAACCGTGAGCAGAATACGCCGAAGGCTGTGGAACGATACGCGGCTTTCGGCGTGCCGTATGAGAGGGCAACATTGAGGTTCGGAGACTACGCCGGGCAAATAACACTTCCTGGCGGATGGCTGTGCGATACCGCCAAGCCCGTGACGGCCCGGTGCGTGGTCGAACGAAAGATGTCCCTCGAGGAGCTGGCGGCGTGCTTCACCAGAGAGCGGGACAGGTTCCGGCGGGAATTCGAGAGAGCTGCAGAGGCCGGCGCGAAGACCTACCTGCTGGTTGAGAATGCGAGTTACGAAGCAATCATCAATCACAGGTATAGGTCGAAGTTCAATCCGAACGCCATGCTGGCATCGCTGATTGCGTGGTCGGTCAGATACGACCTAACGCCGGTGTTCTGCAGGGCGGCAACCTCAGGGAAACTCATAAAGGAGATATTGTACAGAGATGTCAAAGAGAGGCTACAACGAGGCGAATTCGGCTGATGACGGTTTTACCCAGCTTCCGAACGAGCTGCTGGAAGCCCTCTACCAGACAGACAACCGCTTGTCACCGATGCACTACCGCGTTCTTCTTTATCTCATCCGCATGACGCACGGATGGCATAGAGCCCGTGATCGGATATCCATCCAGCGGATGGCGCTTGAGATAGGGAAGGACAGGCGGAACGTGTCGAGGGCGGTAAATGATCTGGAAAAGATGGGCATACTGGAAATAGACCGACCCGGTCGCGGACGGATAGCCGATATCAATATCAAACGACCGGGTGAATGGGATTGTTCGCCGATAGTGTAAAGGTAGTAATAACATGTGTTGATTTTGACACATGTACCCATGTGTTGATTTCGACACATGTGGGTGTGTCGTTTTTAACACATGTACATGTGTTGATTTCAACACACCAACATGTGTTGATTTCGACACATACCAAATAAAGAAATATATAGAACAAATAAAGATTAAATAAATATACTCCTTCGGAGGTGGTACATATGGCTATCTACAGGTTCGACCCTGAGGATGCAAGGCGGTTCGCCCGTGAGATGCATCTGGGAGTGTATAAGGACAATGGTAAGGAGCTGATAACAAACAAGTGCCCGTACTGCGGGAACCAGACCAGGGACAGGAACACGTTCGCGATCAGTCTTGAGACGGGCGCGTTCAACTGTAAGAGGGTGTCCTGCGGGAACAAGGGTAATATGCTGCGGCTTGCTAAGGACTTCGGGTTTTCACTTGGTAGGGACGTGGATGAGTACTACAACTCACAGCGAAGCTTCCGGAGCCTGAGACGGTACCCGGTACCCAGCAGTTCGGATCCGGCGGTGAAGTACCTCGAGGGAAGAGGCATCAGCCGGGCTGTTGCGAAAAAGTATAACATAACCACGCACTCGGAGAACGAAAACGTGCTTGTGTTCCCGTTCGTGGATGAGGCGGGAGAAATACAGTTCATCAAGTACCGCAACATGCACCCGAAGCCTGGACAAAATAAGGAATGGTGCCTGAAGAACTGCAGACCTATCCTGTTCGGAATGAATCACTGTGACCCGGAGAACAAGACGCTGGTTCTCACGGAAGGGCAGATAGACAGTCTGTCGTGCGTGCAGGCCGGGATACCTAATGCTATCTCGGTTCCTCTGGGCGCAAAGGGCTTCACGTGGATGCCGTACTGTTGGGACTTCCTGAGCAAGTACGAGGTGCTGATCGTGTTCGGCGACCATGAGAACGGGAAGATAACCCTGCTCGATGAGATGACGGAGCGGTTCAATGGGTTGGTGAAGTACGTACACCCGGATGACTACCAGGGATGCAAGGACGCCAACGAGCTGCTTCAGAAACGCGGTGAGATGGCTGTTCGGCAGGCAGTCGACCGGGCGGTAATCGTGGAGAACCCGCGGATTGAGGAACTGGCGGATGTGCGCCGTGAGAACCTGATGGACATGGAGCATATTTCCAGCGGGATATCGGAACTGGATAAACTCACCGGCGGGCTCTTCATGGGAAACCTGGTTGTCCTCACGGGCGAGCGCGGGAAGGGCAAGAGCACCCTGGCATCTCAGATCGGAATAGCAGCCATCAACGCCGGGTACAAGACCTTCTTCTATTCCGGAGAGCTGAAGGACACCCAGTTCCGCGATTGGCTCGACCGTCAGGCGGCAGGGCGGCGCAACATCGAGTGCGGGCACTCCACGTTAGGGTTCGACTATTACTACGTGCCTGATGAGGTGCGCGGGAAGATAGGTGAGTGGTATCGCGGTACGGCATTCCTCTATAACAGCAAGACCTTCGGCGGGACGGAAAATGACGAAGCGCTGATTGAGACTTTAAAGTGCGCCATCCTGCAATATCAGTGCCGGTTCCTGATCATTGACAACCTCATGACGGCAATGACGGATGACCTTCAGTCGGATATCTACCGCCAACAGGCGAACTTCATCAAGGAGTTGGTCGGACTGACCCAGAACCACAACGTGCTCATCATGCTTGTGGCGCACCCGCGGAAGAGGACTATGGTCGGACAGGTGGACAACGATGATGTGGCGGGTTCGGCAAACATTACCAACCTTGCCCACGTGGTGCTCCATTTCACCACGCCGTCAAGCTCCGGGCCGGAGTGCGACAGGGTGCTGAGGGTCATCAAGAACAGGAACACCGGGCGGCTGTCCATGGACGGAATACCAATGTGGTACGACGAAGCCTCCAAACGGCTGTCGGCGACCGAGGGAAAATTCGACTGGGTGCTCGGTTGGGAGAACGCCGAGAGCACATTCGAGGACGTGGAGGACGATGATGAGATACCATTCTGAGCCTGTGACGGAAGAAGAACTAAGGAATATCAACGCCGGCATCAACGACATTTGGAAGATGATAAAGAAGTTCTTACCGGCAGACCCGAACGATGAAAGCTATTGGGAGGAGCTGACAGATACCTGCAGTGCCATCGGCAACAAGTACGGCAGTGAGCTTATCCAGCAGATAATACTTGCGGTTCATGCTTACATCGTGAAGGAGGCGCGTGAGGTTTGTTAGCACCCAAAACCAATTGCCGGGGATGCACCAAGCGGTATCCCGGTTGTCACAGCAAATGTGAAGACTACATCAAGGCCCGGGCCGAGTATGACGCATGGAAGGAGGCGGAACGGAAGGACGCAGCCGCCCGGGCGGATCAATTCAGGCGAATTCTGGAAGCAGAAAAGAGGGCAGGAAGATGGAAGAAAAAGTAGAGGACTACAGAGACCCGGAAGTGCTCCGGAGGATGTACTGGGACGAATGTATGACTCAGGATGAAATGGCGGAGGCGCTGTACGTGTCACGAACTACTATCGAGGCGCACATGAACCTGCACGGGATAAAGCGAAGAGGTGTGGGCCCGCGCCGGAACAATCCTATCAGGTACTGGGACAAGGATGTTCTGGTTGACTACCTCTCCAAAGGGTGGACGGCTAAGGATATCGGGCAGGCCGCCGGACGCAACCCGGACACGGTGCGTGTGTACCTTCGCAAGTACGGGCTCTGGACACGGTGCGACAGGACGCGGAAGTACGATGTGGGTGGTGGTCGGATGCTGACCATAGACCAGATGGCGAAGGAGAGCGGACTGCGGCGGGGCGCGATCACGGGCAGGCTGCAGAGAGGGTGGACGCCAGCTGCGGCGATGAGTGTCCCGTCATTGAAGAATAAAAAGTGGGTGCGCGGGCCGCTTGCATCGAAGCTCAGGAAGGAGGGCAAATTTGAATACGGCGTTTATTATCAAGGTTCTGATCGTGATCACTCTGGTCGGAATAGTAGGGGCAATCATGGGAGGTGAACGGGATGAGTAAATACGATTCACCTTACTTCAACTCTGAACGATACTATGACCCGACTGCCGGGGCGGCATTGGCTGCGCTTGCCAGAAAAGAACGAGAGAAAAGACACACAGAATATGACCGCATGAAGCGTATGCGGCCTCTCCACTTTACAGCGCGCGACCCTGTTACTACATTTGCGTTTAGTTATGCGAAAAAGTACGAAGAGCTTCACGGCAATAAGAAATCGGGAAAGCCTAAAGCCTTAGGGAACCCAACCAAGAACAGGAATTACATCCGTGCATACATCTACTGCATGGACAAAGCAGATGACCCAGATTTAGAGGTAAACGTGAAGAAGAAGTTTGGCATAGAAGGACGGCGAATAAAACAGTGCTTTACCAGAACCGGCGATTTAGGGAAACTGATAAACGCGTGGCTCGACTATGTGGATGGAGGTGAACAGGATGATTGATTTGAAACCGTGCCCGTTCTGTGGCGGAACAGACCTGCATTTGGAGTCGTTCTCCGGATGGGGAGACGATGTGATTGTATGTTACGAATGCCTTGCTATCTTTTCTCAGCAGGAAATCACATGCGAGGAAGATCTGATAGAGGCATGGAACAGGAGGGCAAAAGGATGATGTGCGTCGACAAGTGCCCGCTGAAGCTGTACTGCCTTCCGCATCTGAACGACGAAACAATCGTCGGATGTACCGTGCCGGAATACAAGGCGGGGCAGATATCACGGGCGGACATAGTCGTGTGGCACAGGATAAGGGAGGACAAGGATGACCCTGGAAGAAGCAATCAAACACGCAGAGGAAATGGCTAAGTGCGGCGGGCGAAGATGCGGAAGAATGTACCATGCGCAGCTTGCCATGTGGCTGAAGGAATTGCAGACCCGCCGCCTGAGTACTCCGTGTAGCGCGTGTAAGTTTGATGACATGGGAGAGGAGGTGTGCATGAGATGTCCGGCAGAGAGTATGAGGTAACCAGAGAGATAATGAACCTTGCCGACACCATCAGCGGCGAGATCAATAGGATGTGTGTAACCAGAGACCTGGCAGAATTCGATACCATGTGTGGGCACGCAAAAAAGAACATAGAAAAGTTATCGAAGCTGATATATGGCGCGAGGTTCGTACATGGAGGCGAGCAGGAACAGCCAGAACCCACAATGGAAGAATTTATGTATGGTCAGGATATGGGCAATCCTGAGGATGGGAGTTTATGATGGATGATCTGATAAGCAGAGAGATGGCAATAGGTGTCGTTGGTAGGAGGTGCGGGGCGTGCATTCAAGGAATCCTCGACATACCCGCCGCACAGACAGACTCAAAGAAATCGAGTTTCACTCATAAAGCACTCGATACTATCAGCAGACAGGCGGCGATTAATATAGAACGTAATGCGACCGTAGATACAAATCCATCGCATTTTGAAGCGCATCAAAAATTCACGCAATTTATGGATGATGCAGAAATTTCAAGTTTCGGAATGTGGCAATGGTCGAACGGTTTTAACACAGCCCTTACGGCGGTTGGAATAGACTTGAAAAAGTTGCCATCCGCACAGCAATGGACACCATGCAGTGAGAGGTTGCCGGAAGAAAGTGGCTTGTATATTGTGACAAACGTTGGTCGCTGGGTAGAGCCAGTTGGAACTCGCTACTACAATATCAGAGCGGATGGCGGTTTCTGGAGTGGACATCCGAGCGATAAGGTGCTTGCATGGATGCCACTTCCCGCACCGTACAAGGAGGACACCAATGATTAAGATTGCAATCCTTATCATAATCTACTTCACCATCGGATGTATCTTCGGCTTGTCTGTCGCGGCTTTCGATGAAGACCTCGACGATGGCGTGGCGCTTGTATTCGCTGTGCTGTCTGTTGTGTTCTGGCCCGCGATGGTTATGCTTTTCGCGGCGACCGCAATACTCATGTGGTTCAGGAGGTTGCGATGACTAAGGAAGAACGATGGCGCATGGAGGGCATGAGTTTTGTCTTCGATACCTCAATGAACACAACAACGATGTCGAGGGTCTGAAGAAGGAAATCAAACGGCGCGGGGCGGGCTCTGTCCCGCTGGCACTCAGCAGGGCGGACGAAAACCATTTCTGCAAAGCTGTCCGCGAGAACTGCCTGGACACCGTCCTGATCATGACGCTCGCGGTCCTGCATGATACCTTCTGGTTCGGCAGGATCCGGGCGAACAGGTTCAAGGCTGCATTCAACCAGGCGGCGGAATACCTGCAGGATGACTGCATTAACTGGACGGAGCTCAGACAGGGAATTGAGAAACGCCTTGGCATGAAACTTGGTATCAGATGGGCGAATGGGCACGAGGTCAGGAACCCGTCGGAAAGGGAGAAGGTATCATGACGAACCAACAGATACGGGATATCATCGGCAGACCGGCAGCGGTCGAACAGCTCGCCGAGGAATGCGTGGAGCTTGCGCACGCTCTGCTGAAATACGCGCGGGCACTTCGCGGGCAGAACCCAACGCCGGTCACGATGGAAGAGGCGTGGGAGAAATGCAAGTGTGAGTTTTCGGACGTGCTCACATGCGCAGAGGTAGCCGGGCTTCAGTCCGACCTCAGCCTGATGTGGGAGAAGAGACAGCGATGGATAGAGAGACTACAGGAAACCAAGAAGGAGTGACTACGATGCCCACGGATTACCAGAGAAGGAAGGACAAGTACATCTTGCCGCCAGCTGTCTACCACCAGACTCTCTGGCAGATCCGAGACTACCACCGGCTGAACGAAGAGTACGCGGCGGTTGCCGAGGAAAGCCCGGCCCCATCGGATGGGATGCCACGCGGGAAGGGCGGGACAAGCGACCCAACATTCCAGAAAGCCGTCAAGCTCGAACGGATCGGACGCATCATCTCAGCTATCGACACCGCCAAGTCAATGATTCCGCCGGAATACAGAGAGGGCGTGTGGCGCTCGGTGATGTACCGCGAACCGTATCCATTCGACGCGGGTCGGGCAACCTATGGAAGGTGGAAGAGCTTCTTCGTTTACACCGTAGCGGAGAAGTTGAAATTCATTTAAGTTGAGACACCGGCACAAAAAATAAGTGTTACCATGATAGCGTGGCAAGGTGGGAACAAATGCGGGCTGACTCCCGCGCCTCCCCAGCTCCCGCCCTGCCGCTTTGCTTGTGGTTCATAGTCTTCCTCCTGTGAGACTGCCTACTTCATAATACCTCCTTTCTGCATGGGTGCCGTTTGGTGAGGGCTGGGCGGCACCCCGTAGAAAAATAGGGGGACGGGGGTCTTGGTACGGGCGGGACTACATACCCCACCCCATGCCACCCGGGAGTGGATACCCACCAGCTCCGGAGCGGGGGCGGCGTGAACCTGGAACAAAACAATACCAACAACAATGCGAGAGCACTTGGCTTCAACCTTGTGCATCTCGCTTTTATTATGCCCGCCCTGTCACGGATCCAGATGAGCCACAGGGGAACGGGGCAACGGAACGGAGGTCAACAGGCATGAGCAGGTCAGGGCGCTGGCCATACGTGCGGCGCTTAGCTTGGGACAGAGACAGGAAGGCGCGGGCAGTGTGCCACATCTGCGGTCAGCCTATCAACTACTTCCTTCAACCGTCATCGTGTGCCGATGCTTGGGAACCTGATCACATTATTCCAGTTGCAAAGGATCCTTCGCTCGAGCTTGACCTTGGAAATATAAAAGCATCTCACAAAAGATGCAATCGAAGCCGCGGCGACGGAACAAATGGTGAGAATATCATCGGCATGCAGAGCAGAATATGGTGATTTTCGGCGTGGTGGTGGTCGATGAAGTACAGGGGGCCATTTAGTCTTCATTGCACGCCCCCGGCCAGACTCCGCCGGCCCGCTATAAAATCCCTCCCCGAAGCAACTTTGATTTTTTGATGCACCCCCGGCGCGCCATGTGCTACAATCCTCTTGGGAGGTGATAGCATGGGGCTTTTTAGGAAAAAAGAGCCGGAAAAGCCCGCTGAGCCGAAGAAACCGGCGACGCGGGACGTGTATGAGAGTGTGTATGTCAATCTGACGGACAAGATGCTGCAGGTTCAGCTGGTCGACACGACGAACACCTACTTGGAGGGGTGCCAGTTGCGGATGAACGGCGATATGATCCAGATTGTGCATCGGGGTATTCTGATTGCCACGGTCGGCAAGAAGGGCAAGGCCCACGCCGAGCTGCTGCCGTATATCGGAGAGCGCATCGACCAGATCAGCATTACCCTGAAGAATGGTGATTACGGCGAATATTACCTGATACGGCTGAAGGTCTACAAGGAAACCCTCATTGACGGGGAGTAACTCAATATTGAACCACCTTTAAAGCGTGACTGCAATGGTCGCGCTTTTTTAATTGGCCCAGATAGCCCGACGGGGCGAACGCGGTGAGCCTTGGCCGTTTCTGGGCCCTTTTTCAAGGCGCATGAAAGGCGGTGCATGGCTATGAAAGAGCCGAAACAGACAGTTAAAGATATCAGGCTGGCGATGCAGCGGAAGATCGAGGATATTCTGCCTGAGTTCGAGCAGATGCCTTTGAGTCAGCGGTGCACCAGCACCCAGGGCGAAGAGGTCGACAAGGTCAATCCGGCACTGCAGGAAGCCCGGGCGCTCTTTAGGGATTTCTGTTTCATCGCGGAAAAGGAAATGAACTGGACGGGTGAAGAAGTAACGGATAATAAGATTGCTGACATCCGCGCCCGGTTCAAGGTCGCCAAATGATGGGTTGCACCGAGGCCCGAATCTTTACCACGCCCCTGCGGGAGCTGACCCGCGATACATCCATTGGGTTTGATGCAATAGATTATGCCCGGGACGTGCTCGGCAAGAAGCTCTACCCGTGGCAAGAATGGGTACTCATTCACATGATGGAGATTATCGGAAGCACGGACAGCGAGTGGAAGTTCCGCTTCCGAACGGTGTTGATCGAGGTCTCGAGACAAAATGGAAAAACTGTTCTGTCGGAAGTCATCGCCTCATTCTTCCTGAATGTGCTCGGCGTGGACAGCGTGTTCGGAACGTCCCTCAGCCTGGACAAGGCGGAAGAGGTATGGGAGGCAGTCGTACAAGACCAGGAAAGCATCCCTGCTCTGGCGGCAGACCTTAAGCGTGTCGGCAGGACGAACGGAAGCAAGAAGCTTGTGCTCACGGGGCTTCGGCAGTATAAGGTCGGTGCGCCTACCCGCCGGGCGGGTCGTGGCGATTCCAACGACCTTGTCATGCTCGATGAGGTGCGTGAGCACCGTGATTGGGAATGCTGGTCGGCGGCGGTCGCGTCTACGGTCGCGAAACCGAACGGACTGGTGGTCTGTTTTTCCAATGCCGGCGACCCGGACAGCATAGTGCTCCGGCAGCTGCGGCAGACCGCAATAGAATGCATCAGCGGTACACAAGGCACTGACCTCGGCGGAGATGTGGACGGCGCAACGCTTGGGCTGTTCGAGTGGTCAGCCGAGGACGGCGCAAAAACTGATGATATAGGGGCGCTCGCTCAGGCGAATCCCGCTTTGGGGTATGGTTATCTTACGGAACGGGCGCTCCTTGCCAACAGGCAGACCTTCCCGGAAGCAAAATTTAGGTCAGAATGCATGTGTCAGCAGGTCGCAACGATACTTACCCAGCCCTTCCCGGATGGCGCGTGGGACGCGGGCGTTGACGAGCACTCCGGCATCGCCCCGGAGTCCGACCTGTACTTTGGAATCGATATGTCGGCAGACCGCAACTGGACGTCCATCGGCGTTTGCGGATTGCGGGAAGACGGCAACTGGCATATCGAGCTTGTCGCCCGCCGGAACGGCTCCGAATGGGCGCTTGACTGGTTCCGGGCACGGGCGCAAAAGCAGAAAATGCGCTTGGCGTTCCAGGGGCGCGGCGCACCCGTCTGCGGACTTGCCGAACAGATATGTACCATAAGCGGCGTGGAGAGAATGAGCATCGAGGGCTCAGACCTTCCGACCGGCTGGGGCAAATTCTGGGACGGCGTAGCGGCGGCAGTGCCCGCTGTACCCGGTGAGACCGCCCGCGGGGGCGTGCGGATATACCATCTTCCACAGCCGCTTATCGACCAGGCGGCAAAAACTATGCAAATCAGACAAATGGGCGGCGGAGCTGCCGTGCCGGACAGAGTGAAAAGCCCGGACGACATCGCGCCGCTTTTTGCGTGCATAATGGCCTTCACTGCGGCGACCAGAGTGCAACGAGAACAAACAAAAGTCTATGAGAGTGCTTATGCGAACGGCGCAAGCCTAATGTTCGTGTGAGCGGAGGAAAACAAATGGCAATAAGACTGCGTGATCTTTTTGGGCGACGTCCAGAAATCCACGTGACCCTGGTTCCGGAGCAGAACCCGATCGTGGAAGGACTTACCGCCCGCCAGCTTTACGCGACACAGGCGAACCTGCACGCGGTCGTGTCTTTCCTGTCGGACTCGGTGGCGCAACTGCCCCTGAAAGTTTACCGCAGGGACGGGGAGAACGACCGCCAGAGGGACAGGGAAAGCACTGTTGCCAAGCTGCTGTACCGTCCGAACAGCGACCAGACAGCTTATGAACTGTGGAACGCCGTAACCACGGAATTGCTCCTGATGGGCGTGGCGACCCTCTGGATCCTGCCGGACGCGAACAGCGAAAGCGGGTATCAGCTGAGGGTAATCCCACGCGAATGGATCGTTGACACGACGTGCTCCACAAATTATGCCGCTGACTCTATTCGGATTACGGCGGGCTCCGGCAGATACGTGGAAATTCCCCGCACCGAGTTCGTTCAGTTCCGAATGTACGCGCCGGGCAACCCGGGCGGGTATCAGTCGCCGATTTCGGCTTTGCGGCAGACCTTGAGGGAACAGATCGAGGCGGACAAGTTCAGAACAAGTATCTGGACAAGCTCCGGGCGGTTCAATGCCTACCTGACGCGTCCGGCGAACGTTCAGCCGTGGAACGAGGAACAGAAGAAAGCGTTCCTGACGGCGTTCCGGGAAGGCTGGGGAAGCGGCGGCAGTCAGGCGGGCAAGATGCCCTTGCTGGAAGACGGCATGGAAATCAAGCCGTACCAGTTCAACAGCAAGGAAGCCCAGTACGCGGAAACGAAGCAGCTTTCCCGCGAGGATGTTGCGGCGGCCTACCACGTCAACCCAGGGCTCATCTGGCATACGTCCACGCAGACCTATGCGTCGGCAAAGGATAACGCCCGAGCTCTTTACGCGGACTGCCTCGGCCCGATGATTCAGATGCTTCAGCAGAGAATCAATGCTTTCCTGATTCCGCTTGTGGGCGGTGACCCGGAAACATACGTGGAATTCGACCTGACCGAGAAGCTCAAAGGTTCCTTCGAGGAACGCGCCTCTATCCTTCAGGCGTCCGTCGGCGGCCCGTGGCTTACCCGCAACGAGGCCCGTGCTGACAACAACCTGCCGCCTATCGATGGCGGGGACGAACTTATTGTCCCGCTCAACGTTACGGCAGGCGGGCAGGCAAGTCCGCAGGATACCCACATGGGGCAGGTCAGCGCTGAGCCGGTGGTCAAAATGATTTCGCCGGCAAAGCTGAAGGAACGCAAGGAGCCGGTCTACCGCGTCAAGGGCAGGTCGGACGAAGAGGATGACAAGGCAATCGAGAAGTGCCTGCATGACTTCTTCGAACGGCAGGCAAAATCAGTTCTGCCGAAAATCGGCGCGAAGTCGGTCAGCTGGTGGGACAAGGAGAGATGGAACCAGGAACTTACCGAAGACCTTGAGCCGCTCATCACGGCGATTGCCGATAAGCACGGCATGATGACCGCGGATATCCTCGGCACGAACTACGGCATGGAGCTGACACGCTCTTACCTGAAGAAGATGACCGAGGGCAGGGCAACAGCCATAAACGAAACGACGCTCGAGAGACTACTCGAGGCCGTCAGGGCGCTGGAAAGCCCCGCCGAGGTATTCGTGAAGCGCGAAAGCCAGGCGGACATGATCGGACGCTCGCTTGCCACGACGGTATCCAACTGGGCGACGGTTGAAGCAGGTAGGCAGGCCGAAAAGGACAACTTTCACCTCAAGTTGATGAAGGAATGGGTAACGGGGCCTAATCCGCGCCCGAGCCACGCGGCTATGAACGGTGAACGGGTAGACCTTTACTCTAAGTTCTCTAACGGCTCACGCTGGCCCGGCGACTTCCTGCTTGGTGCATCAGAGGGATGCAACTGCAACTGTGATTCGGAGCTGATCGCATTATGATCCACGTGATCACCGGCCCGCCGTGCGCCGGTAAATCAACCTATCTTCGCGAGCACGCGAAAGAAGGAGATCTTCGCATCGACTTCGACGTGATCGCGCAAGCGTTAGGATCGGCAAGCAGCCATGAAGCAGACGGTCTCATAAAAATAGCGGCGGTTGCGGCTCGGCAGGCGGCTATAGATGAGGCACTCAGCAGAAATTGGCTTGAAACATGGATAATCCATGCGATGCCATCCGCAAGGCAGCTGTACGAATACAGAAACGCCAACGCGGAAATTATCGAACTCGATCCAGGCAGGGACGTTTGCATGGCGAGGGCAAGAGAAGAGGGCCGACCGCAGAAGTCATTTGAGTTTATCGAAGAATGGTATCACAGGAAGGCGTGCGGATCTCCGCCGGAAGGCAGCGCAAGAAGAAGCACGGCAGAGAACGAAGTCCGCAAGCGGATAGAACAAAGGCAGACCGACCTGCTGAAGAGTGCATTGCGTGGAAGCGGTTCCTTCTACCACAGATAGAGGAAGGTGAGCAAAGTGATACACGTAATTACCGGCCCGCCGTGCGCGGGTAAATCGACATATGTTAGGGAACACGCCGAAGAGGGTGACCTGCGGGTTGACTACGACCTCATTGCTCAGGCGCTGGGCGCAGTGAACAGCCACGCGGCGGAGGGCGCTGTGAAGCAGGCTGCTTTTGACGCCAGAGAGGGCGCAATCAGGGCGGCACTGAGATATCGGGACGCTGAGTCCTGGATAATCCACACTACGCCATCGGAAGAGCACATGAAGCTCTACGAAGACGTCGGCGCGGACGTCGTGGAGCTCGACCCGGGGTATGACGTCTGCATGGAACGCGCCAAGCGTGACGGCAGACCACAGCAGACTATCGACGGGATTGAAAAGTACTATTCCCGCCAGAAAGGCAGAACCATGGAACACAAATTCAAGGAATTTCAGGTCAAGTCGGAGGGCATGCAGGAGACCGGCACAATCAGCGGGTACTTCAGCACCTACGACAGGATCCCGGACAGCTACGGTGACGTAATTGCTCCCGGAGCCTTTACTGAAACCATCAAGGCAAGGGAAGAGGGCGGTCACCCGTTCCCGCTGTGCTGGAACCACGACCTCAATCAGATCATCGGAAAAGTGGATAGCATCGAAGACACGGAAAAGGGCCCGCTGATGACAGCGAGCTTTTTTGATACCCCGCTGGCGCAAGAGAAGCGCGCAATCGTCCAGAGCGGATGTGTGTATCAGTTCAGCTTCGCTTACGACGTGCTCGATGCCGAGGAGGTCACGCTGGAAGACGGAACCAAGGCGAATGAGCTGCGGAAGCTCAACCTCTACGAGGTGAGCATCGTTCCGATCCCGGCGAACCAGAACGCTGTTGTGACGGATGTGAAGTCCGGAAGGCGCAACAGTAAGTCCGATGAGGGCACCATCAAACAGATCATCACCCTTGCCCAGTCACTGCTGGATGAGGTTGACGATGCAGACAAACCCGAAGAAGGGGAGGACAAACCCGAAGTCAACGCCGTACCGGCGGAGGAACTGACGGAGAGCAACCCGGTGAAGGCGAGACTGCTGGATATCATCAACAAAATCAACTGAGGAGGTCGCCAATGACTCTGAAAGAAACACTCGAGACCAAAAAGGCCGAGCTGGTCGCCCTGAAGCCGCAGATCGAAGCGGATGATGCCGCTGCAATCGCCGAGGGTGAGAAGCTTGCCGCCGAGATTGAAACCATGACCGCCGAGGTCGCACAGGCCGAGAAGAAGGCTTCCCTGCTGACCGTGATCGGCACCAAAGAGGAGAACAACGACATGAACGAGATGAAGAAAGCCGCCAACCTTGGCGAACATTTTGTGAACACCGTAAAAGCCGCCACGCCCGGAAAGCGCTTTGATGTCTCCGCTCCGGCGTTCAAGGCCGCTACCGATACGCAGACGTCCCCGGCCGGCGCTGTTGATTACGCCACCACATTCGATACCAACGTCGTCACCGCCGCCCGCACTCCGCTGGTAGTCCGTGACTTGTTCGCCGCCGAGCAGATCTCCGGCTCCACGCTGGTCTATCTGGTGGAGGGTGCTATTCAGGGCGCTCCCGCTGTTACGGCTGAAGGCAATGAGAAGCCGCAGGTTCACTTCGCGGATCCGACGCCGAAGACCGTGTCTCTGGCAAAGGTGGCTTGCCACATCAAAGAATCTGATGAGTATATCAACGACTACCCGTTCCTTGCTTCCGCGATCAACGGCAGACTGCTGTATGAGCTCGGTCTTGTGGAGCAGAACAAGCTGGTCACCGATCTGCTGGCTACCACCGGCATTCAGACCGGCACCTATGCCGCTACCGGCACCGCTACCGATATTGCGGACGCTATTCTTCAGGCGGCTATGGACGTGCAGTCCGGTTCCGGCTTTGCGGCTGACGGCATCCTGATCAACCCGGCTGACTGGTACATCCTTCGTACCGGCAAGTACAACGGCCAGTATTATGGCGGCGGCTACTTCGGCGCTCAGGATATCCCGAACATCTGGGGCATCCCGGTATGCGTGAGCACGGCTGTTGCTTCCGGTACTGTTGTGGTCGGCGCGTTCAAGACCTGCGGTTCTGTCGTTGCGAACGGCGGCGTTGCGGTTGAGGCTGTCAACACCAACGAAGATGACTTCGTCAAGAACCTGATGACCATCAGGGCGGAAGAGAGACTGGCGCTTGCTGTCCGCAGACCCGCCGGCTTCAAGAAGCTGACCAAGGCTTCCTGATCGGAACTCAACCATTACACGGGGAGGGCTTAACGGCTCTCCCTTTTTGGAAGGCGGTGAAAACCAATGCTGAAGGATTACCTGTACAACGGTCTGCAGTTCCAGTTTGAGGAAGGCGAAGCACCTGCCGGGGCGGTACCTGTGGAACCGAAGAAGGAGAAGGCGGTTGAACCGCCGAAGAAAGCTGTGAAACCCGCCGCGAACAAGGCGCGGAAGGCGGTGAGCACAAAGTGAGAACACTTTGGGGCTATGACATCGAATCCGATGGAATGCCGCCGCTCATTACGCCGGACACGCTTGAAGAGCTCACGGCAGGGAAGTTTGCGGGTGACGCAAGAATCCCGAAGGAACTCGAGGCGGCATCTGCCGGCATCCGTGATTATGTCGGATGGCATCTGTATCCGTCCGCGGAATGCTCGGTGGAAATCAACATGCTGGACGAAATCGTGGAGCACACGGGACGCGACCTGCTGGTTCAGCTTCCGACAAAGTATCTGTCTGAGGTCGAATCGGTCACGCTCGGCGGCACTGCCTACGATTTCAGCTTCAAGACCAACGGCATCCTGAGGGTGTACGAAGTTCCGCACATCCTCGACCGTCGACTTGTGCTTGCGGTCAATTATACGGCGGGGCTCCCTGACGAACTGATGGGCGGCATCGCGGAGCTGGTGGCGCACCGCGTGACTCACTCTCTGGTGAGCTCATACGGTGTGACCAACGAGACCGCCGGCGGCGTGTCCATCACATATAACGCGGCATGGATTAACAACAGCAGGGCGACCGCACTGCCGGATGACAACAAAGAGGTTCTTGCGCCGTACCGGCTTCAGGGGGTGTTCTAAATGGCATTACCATCATGGGCATCTCAGACGGTTACTATCATTCACCCCGGCGTGAAGGCCTCACGCGGTTCGGATATCCCGGATTGGGACAACGCCACAACCACACAGGTCAGCGGGTGCTCGGTTCAGCCGGCATCCACAAGTCTGACTCAGGACGGCAGGGTGCAGGGCATCCTCGATGGAGCTACAGCCTACCTGCCGCCGGGAACCGATGTGCGCGAAGGCGACCGAGTCATCTTTGAGAACCTGCCCTACACGGTGGACGGCACGCCGAGGGTGTGGGTATCCGCTACGGGCCGGGCGTCAAATATCCAGGTCAATCTTCGGAGGTGGTCAGGGTGAGCATTAAGTGGAATCATGACGGTTTTGAGGGCATCCTGACCTGCGAGGGTGCGAGCTCCATCTGTCAGCAGGAAGCGGCGCGCATTATGGCGTCTGCGGCATCTGCCGGTGGTGCGTACTCGATGCATCAGGAATATGTTGTCCGATTCAGCAACAAGCGTGTCGCGTGGTATGTGAAGGCCGATGATGACGAAGCGGTCAGGAAGTGTTCGGAGGACAAAGTCTTAGAAAGGGCGATCTGATGAAAATCCCAATTTCAATCGATATCGAGGATGAGGTGCGTTTGGCTCTCTCTCCGTATATCGTCACGTACTGCAGACCGCTGCCGAAGGATTTTGCCAAGCCGTGCATTTTGGTCACCAAGATCGGCGGGACGGAATCGGACACCATCGACCGCTTCCGAATCTCTCTTGACTCCCGTGCGAACACCGAGGCCGAGGCAGATGAAACGCTGCGGAAGGCAATCGGTATCCTGCAGGAGGTCGCGGCACTGCAGTCAACCGCACTTAGAGTAGTTAATGTAAATTCGTCCGGCTCCTGGGGCGCTGACCCCGTCCGCCCGGACATTGCAATGTGCTCTGCATCCTTAGAGATTGTGGCGCACAAAATGAGCATGGAGGTCTAACTTATGGCTACACATGATGTCAACCTTGGCATTGGTAACTATGCCGAAACTGGTGTCACTGGTATGTTTTATCATGCACCCGCCGGAACCGCTCTGCCCACCTATCCGGGCGCGGAGCTGGCCACGGCGTGGCAGGAAGTCGGTGCTGTCGCTCAGGACGGTATTACCTTCAACAGCAACTGGAGCTTCGAGAAGCTGAAAGACTGGGCGAAACAGACCCAGAGAACGCTTCCGTCCGAGGATAGCGGCACGGTGTCCGTCCCGGTCATCGCTACCACGGAAGAGTCCTTCAAGACCGTCTTCGGCGAGAGCAACGTGACTGTGACCGCGGCGACCCAGGATCACGGCAAACTGATCAGCGTGGACTTCACGTCCAGCGGCATGCCGGACGCTGAGGCTTATCTGTTCCTCATCAAGGACGATGATGACATGATCATGATCGGAACGACCAAGGGCTTCATCACGGAGCTCGCCGAGGTCGCTTTCCAGCCGGATGCCGCGATCACGTGGAACCCGACGATTTCCGCTGACAAGTGGACGATTATGAAGGACGACGGACAGACGTCGTAATGGAGGATTAACAAATGACTGAGATCACTTTAAAAGGCAAGAGTGATACCACGAAGGTCTTGAAGGTCAATATCGGCGAAAAGACCTACAGCGTCCCGCTTTCGGGCTCGTTGTCAATCAAAGAAATGCGGGCAATGAGCAAAGGCGACGAAGACGGGTTCGACTT